CGTTATGCGTGATTGACCAAATGCTGACCCATTCTTTTCTAGGGTCATCACACTTGATAACGTCATAGGCGATTTCAAAAACCGCGCCCTCATATGTGTATTTAGTTGTGTTCACAGACCACCTCCAACAAAGTAGCCAATGGTGTAGCTGATGATGGCAATTGCTGCCGCTGTGATGATGCTGTCCCAAGTTTTGTTTGTCATGTTAATTCCTAAAAAGACCCGTGGCTTTATCAAGAGCGACTCTAGCCGGGATAAGCAATACAGCAGGAAGTGTTTTGTTATCAACAATTGATTCCAAAGCGTTGTACAAATCATGCGCTGCGGCAAGCATTTGTGCATTGTCAAAATCGTACTGGCTGATACCCGGTAGACTTGCAATAACCTGCCTGCCTTTTTTGATGTGCAAACCTAACGATTCATTGCCATCAAAATCTTCTTCAAAAGTCCAAGTGCTTGTCATAATGTTTTCCTAAAAAGACCGCTACGAAATGTTGCGGCATGAGTGAATTATAAGCCAGCTTACACACATTAAGCAAACTTACATTGCGAAATGCGTTAGGGCAAACCCTATGTTTGATGCCCGTAAGTTAGCTTACAATTGCAGGATGACCAAACAGGAACTTATTGACAAAGCAACCTCACGCAAGGCGCTGGCTGAATTGTTGGGCATCAGCTTGTCAGCAATCAGCCAATGGAAAAATGTTCCTCAGGCGCGGCTGTGGCAGCTTAAAAATTTGCGGCCTGAGTGGTTTTTGGAGTAAGATTTTGCGAAACCCGGCTAGACTGAGAGTAGCTACTCAGTCGAAAAGAGAACTCCCCTCCTGCCGAAGTTTCCTTTTGGGAGTTTGCGGAGATGCCCATGCATTACTACCAGTTCCACATTGGGGACTATAAAAGCCACACCCACCACTTGACGGTGTTGGAAGACATTGCCTATCGGCGGCTTTTGGATCACTATTACTTACACGAATCGCCCATCAAACAGCGGGACATTGCCCGTCAAATTGGGATGCGCGACCATGAACAAGAAGTGTTGAGTGTGCTGAATGAGTTTTTTGTCAGCACCGACAAAGGCTTTGTAAGTGCGCGTGCTGATGAGGAAATTGGCAAATACCGCGAGATGGTTGACGCTGGAAAACGTGGGGCGGCTAAACGGTGGCTATCCCCACCCGATGCCCCCCCCATTGCCCCCCCTAATGCTACCCCAATAGCAACCATAAACCATAAACCAATAACCAATACCCATAAACCAAAGAATACAAATACAGTCGCCCCGCCTGACGGCGTGACGGATTCTGTTTGGCAGGATTTTAAAACCTTAAGAAAAGTCAAAAAAGCGCCAATCACCAATGCCGCCCTTGATGGCATCCAGCGAGAGGCTACAAAGGCCGGTTGGTCAATGGAAAGCGCTTTGAAGGAATGCTGCACTAGGGGATGGGTTGGATTCAAAGCTGAATGGGTTGCCAAAACTGCGCCGGACAAGCCGCAATACGACCCTGATAGCCGCGTTGCGATTGAAGCCGAAGGCATTAAAAAAGGCATTGGCCCTTGGAACGAAGGAATAGAACAATGGCACGCCTACAAAGAAAAAGTGCGTGGCAAGCCGGAAGCTGCGCCAAGTCTTTCACAATTGATGGCCTTGGCTAAACAACGAAAGGTTGCATGAGACACGCCGCAAGGGTTGACGCAAACCAGCAGGCCATCGTTGCTGCGCTGCGGTCGGCGGGCTGCTATGTGTGGATCATTAGCTTGCCGGTTGACATTTTGGTTGGATACAAAGGGCACACTTTCTTGATGGAAGTCAAAACCACCTCTAAAAAGCGTTTAACGGGCTTGCAAGCCGACTTTTTCCAAAATTGGGCCGGTGGTACGTTGTGCAGAGTTGACAGCCCACAGGCGGCTTTAGACATGATTAGGTGCGTAGATGAGAAGCCTTAACCAAAACCGCATGATGTGGGCAAACCTTGAAGACATTGCCCAACAAGTAACGTGGTACGGTGTTAAGCTGACAAAAGACGAATGGAAAGATGTTTTGACCGCCGCGCTTAAAAAACAAAAGGTAGTGCCTGGCATTGAAGGCGGCTTTGTTGTGATTGGTGCGCGTACCAGCAAGATGACCGTGCCGGAAATGACCGAACTGATAGAGTTATCCACAGCTTTTGGCACACAACAGGGCGTAAAATTCCGCGCTTTTGTCAATGATTAAGTGCCCCGTGTGTGGGACATGGACAATTGTGAAGGAAACGCGCCTTGAAGCTGGCAACGCCCGCCGCCGCAGGATCGAATGCGCCAATATGCACCGATTCACAACTTTGGAGACTGTAATTGTTGAAAAAACACGAATACGTCAGAAGCAAAAAACTGCTGAAATTAGTGGCAAGCCTTGATTGTCAACATTGCGGATCGGGCAACATGGTGCAGGCCGCACATACAAATTGGGGCGGCGGCAAGGGTCGGGGCATAAAGGCTGACGATAATTTGGTGGCTGCGCTGTGCTTACATTGCCATTTTGAGATTGATCAAGGCGCAAATTTGGACAAGAATAAGCGCCAGCAGCTATGGAATCAGGCGCACCAAAGAACGGTAAACGCATTGACAAGCGCCGGACAATGGCCTAAAGACGTACCATTGCCTTACAATGGGGTTTTAGAGGTGGCGCTATGAAAAAGAACGTTGCGGATTTCATTTCAACCATGCTGCATAGCGGCACGGTCACCCATTTCATGCATTTGGCGACCGACAGTTTTGCGGTGCATATGGCATTGGGCGCGTACTACACCCAAATTATTGAATTGACCGACCAATTTGCAGAGGCGTATAACGGCGGGTATGAAAAGATTAAGGACTACCCTGAGAATTTCCACAACGCTAAAGACCCGCAAAAGTACATGGCAAGCATGAAGGCGTTTATTGAGAAAAATCGCGTGGCCCTGCCGGATGACAGCCAATTGCAAAACATCGTGGATGAAATCGCCGCGCTGGTGGACTCTACGATTTACAAACTGACACTGAAATGATTCGCATATTTGCAGGATACGACCCCCGCGAGGCGGTGGGTTACCATGTATTCTGCCAATCGGTCATAGAGCGCACCAAGGGGCTGGTCAGCATTACGCCCTTGTCCGGCAAGCAGCGGGACGGCACAAACGCATTTACCTATCAGCGGTTTCTAGTCCCATTTTTGTGCGGATACCAAGGTAAAGCTATCTTTTTGGATGGCTCAGATATGCTCATGCTGGCAGACATTGAAGATTTAGAAAGCCTGTTTGACCCGCGCTATGCCGTCCAAGTGGTCAAGCACGACTATCAGACCAAACACCCAAGGAAGTACATTGGCACACCGATGGAAGCCCGCAATGGCGACTATCCAAGAAAAAACTGGTCAAGCGTGGTGCTGTGGAACTGCGAACACAGCCGCAATAAAGTGCTGACACCGGAATTCATTGAGGAAAGCACAGGCGAAGAACTGCACCGATTCCAATGGTTGCCCGACTCATTGATTGGCGAATTGCCAAGGGAATGGAACGTGCTGGTAGGCGAACACGACCATTTGCGAACAAAGATTGCCCACTACACGCTAGGCATTCCCGAATTTGACCATTACGCAAATTGTGATTACAGTAAACCGTGGATGAACACCAAGAGCCGGATGCTCAATGGATTGATTCATATGAAAGACTCAAACGATTAAAAAGTCATAAAGAATGGTTTTTATATGATTGCTGAATCTAAAGTAAATAAAACTAGACCAAAGTACGGTGGTCGTAGTGCAGGAACGCCCAACAAGCTAACGCAAGAGGCGCGTGAGGCGATTGCGCTGTTCGTCAATGACAATGCCCATAGATTGACCGATTGGCTCGATAAGGTCGCTTACGGCGATCCTAAATATGACATCAAACCCAATCCAGCAAAGGCGTTTGAACTGTTCCAGTCTGTCGTGGAATACCATGTGCCCAAGTTGGCAAGGACTGAGGTCACAGGCGCTGACCAAGGGCCGGTGGAAATGGTGGTGACATGGGCAAGCGGGAAATAATCCTGCCCTACAGCCCTCGGGACGCATTTATGCCGTTCCACAACCGCACGACCCGCTGGTCATGTTTGGTTGCACACCGAAGAGCCGGTAAGACCGTGGCGGCAATCAATGATGTGATTAAGCGGGCAATCACAGAAGGCAACCGCAGCGCCCAATATGCTTACATTGCCCCGTTCCGCAGCCAGGCCAAGCGTGTGGCGTGGGACTACCTCAAGTATTACGCCGCGCCAATCACCAGTTCAAGCAATGAATCTGACCTGATGGTGGAACTGGTAAACGGCGCAAAGATTATGCTGTTTGGTGGCGACAACGCTGATGCCATGCGCGGAATGGGTTTCAATGGGGTCTATCTTGACGAATACGGCGACTTTCGGCCTAGCGTGTGGGGCAATGTGATTCGGCCTACGCTGTCTGACCGGCTGGGTTGGGCAGTGTTTGGCGGCACACCCAAGGGTAAAAACCAGTTTCACGACATCTACAAGGTCAGCCAAGGCACACCCGATTGGTTTCTGTTGCGCTTACCAGCCTCTGTAAGCAAAATATTGCCTGACTCAGAATTAAATGCAGCACGGGCGCAATTGAGCCAAGATCAGTTTGACCAAGAATACGAATGCAGCTTTGATGCGGCAATCATGGGCGCTTTCTATGGGCAAGAGATGCGCCAAGCGCAGGACGAAGGCCGGATTAGAGAATTGCCGTTTGACCCTGATGCGCCGGTCTATACCGCATGGGATTTAGGTTACCGCGATGACACGGCAATATGGTTTTATCAGGTGGTGCGCGGCGAGATTAGGGTCATGGATTACTACGCCGTCAGCGGCGCAGGCATTGAGGACATAGTCCAAGTGGTAATCGACAAGGGCTATCGGTACACCAAGCACTACCTACCGCATGACGCACGGGCAAAGACGCTGGCATCGGGCGGCAAATCCATCGTAGAACAGCTTGCGGCGCACCTTGGCGGCATGAGCAAGCTGGCAATCGTGCCTGAGATTGGCATCCAAGACGGCATACAAGCGGTCAGGATGGTGCTGCCAAAGTGCTATTTCGACCCAAGCTGTGAGGATGGGCTGGAAGCATTGCGCCAATATCAGCGGGAATACGATGAGGACAAGAAGGCATTTCGACAAAATCCCCGCCATGACTGGTGTTCACACCCAGCGGATGCCTTTAGAATGCTTGCAGTCGCCTACAGGCAAGAGGCAAGAGATCAAACGCCGCCCAAGGGCAAGACCCTGCAAACCATCACGCTTGATGAGTTGTGGGAATATGACACTCAACACCATCGTGGAGAACGAATATGAGCCAGCCAGTCGCAGAAGTAGGTGCATACAAAAACATGACGGCAACAGGGGCGGTAACGACCGGCCCATGCCAGTTGCTTGGCTTTTACGTCAACAACACTAGTTCCGGCACTTTGGTGCTGAGAGACGGCGGCGCAAGCGGCACGGTCATGTCCGGCACGATTACGCCAGCCATTGGGTTT